ATCATGTCAACAGAGCTACTTGATCGCTCAGACCCATCATTCTATGCAGCAATGTATGAGAATTGCTTACGTGCTTATGCTAAGGCATCTGACTCAGCAGTAATTGCTGAAATCGTATCCGGCGGCACACAATCATCAACACAGGCTGCAACAATTGCAGGATATCAAGCATATGTAGCACAAGCTGCCCCAGCTGTATTTTCAGCAACAGGACAACTTGCTAATGCATTTATTGCAGGTACTTCTGTTTGGTCAGCTTTGATCGGTGCTTTAGATACAACTGGCCGACCAATCTTTACTGCATCTCAACCAATGAACGCATCTGGTCTATCAACACCAACATCATTACGCGGTTCAGTAATGGGCTTGGATCTATATGTTGATCCATACATGGTCTCTACTTCAATTGATGACTCTGCATTCATCGTTACACCATCTGCAATCTGTATCTACGAGTCACCTAAGTTAACTCTTTCAGTTAACGTAGTGGCAACTGGTGAGATCTCCGTACTTCTTTACGGATACTTTGCAACAAAGACCCTGATCTCCGGTGGTCTACAACGCTACAACCTAACCTGATAAGTTAGATCAATTCAGTAATCCGTAGGGTTTAGTAGCCCTAGCCCTACGGAGCTATTAGCAAAGGAGTAGAGATGACCGCAAGTTATGTAACTGTTGCTCAACTAAGATCTAATCTTGGTATAGGCAACCTCTACTCCGATGCCGATTTAGAAAGCATATGTCAAACTTCAGAAGATTTACTTAACTCTTACCTCTGGTTTAACACAGCACCAGTAGCAGGTGCAAGCCTAAGTAATAACGTTGCTACTGTTGTACTTGCCAATCCCGGCATATTTGTAACTGGACAAAGCGTGACTTTAGCCGCTTGCGGTTCAACATACAACGGCACTTATACTCTTACAGGTTCATACCCTGGTAGCACAGTACCAACATCCATGACAACTGCATTCTGGAGTGCTTACGCATTTAGCTCATACCCTAATGGTTTTCAAGTTATACAATTTGCAAAGACAGCAAGTGATGATCCATTCCATCGCATATTGCCATACGGCACAGCTACTGGCCCTGGCTATAAAACAGCCGCGTACAATACTGTGCCAGCCATCGCACAAGCAGCCATGATTATTGCGGTGGACTGCTTCCAGGCAAGACAAGTGTCTCAGAACGGAGGCAACGGTATGGATGGCATGAGCCCCAACCGCTATGCCATGGGCTACCAGCTTATCAACAGAGTAAGAGGCCTCATAGCGCCTTACTCTAGCCCTAACACGATGGTCGGTTAATGACTGCTGCAATAACTACACTTAGATCAACGCTAGCAACCGATCTTACAAATACCGGCGTATGGAATATATTTTCATTCCCACCGGCTACTTTAATTCCAAACAGCGTGGTAATCACACCATCAGATCCTTATCTAGTACCGTCTAATGGTGACTACTCAACGGTAGCACCAACCGCTAACTTTAAGATATTGATGGCAGTACCATCATTAAATAATCAATCTGATCTATCAAACATTGAAACCATGATCGTTGCTGTGTTTAATAAACTGGCCTCATCAAGCCTATCAATTAGCGTTACTAGCGTGTCCGCTCCAGCTATCGCAAGTGTGGCAAGTGGAGATCTATTAACAAGTGATATCACCGTTTCAATCCTAACGAGCTGGAGTTAAACAATGACACCTGAAGAAATAGCCTTCTTAATCAAGATAGGCCAAATAGACAAGGCACCATCAACCGCACCTACTAAAGAGAAAGACAAGGAGTAATCATGGCCGTATATTTAAATAATGGAGTTTCTTGTTTATTGAATAGCGTTGATTTATCAGATCACGTGACCGCAATAACAATCAATCAATCATTTGATGAATTAGAGGTGACTGCAATGGGCGACTCATCTCACAAATTTACAAAAGGACTGGAAGCATCGACTGTAACTCTGGACTTCTTAAATGACACAGCTAGTGCATCTGTAAATCAAACCCTAAAGGCTGCTTACGGTACTACTGTTGCATTAGTAGTAAAGCAAACATCTGCCGCCGTATCCGCTACTAACCCTTCCTATACCACCACAGTACTTATTAACAATCTTAACCAAGTTAATGGCGCCGTTGGTGATATCTCATCTCAATCCCTTACACTTACCTGCAACAGCGTAATTACTGTTGCTACTTCATAAGGAGATCTAATGGCAAAGCTAAAGATAACAAGGGCTAACGGCGAAGTATCAGAGCATCGAATTACGCCGGGTGTTGAGTACGCTTTTGAAATTAAATATCAAGCAGGTATTAGCAAAGTCTTACGTGATCACGAAAGGCAGACCGAGATTTACTTCTTGGCGCACGAGTGCTTACGCCGGGCCAACGTGGTGGTACCTACCTTTGGCTTAGAGTTTATAGAGACTCTAGATACCGTTGAAGTATTGGATGACGAAAAAAACTAATTAGGCGTGACTCATTTTTATACACGATCGCCAGCCTTTCGGTAGAAACCGGGATCGCGCCTAGTGAGTTTATAGATATGGATAGTGACATGCTACGAGCAATCGTGCAGGTCTTATCCGATAGAGCTAAGGAGATCAAAAATGCCAGTAAAGCCAGTAGAGCTCGTCGGCATTGAGGATGTCCTAAAGGGTCTTAGTTTTATAAATGAGGATTTGCACGCAAAACTTAGGGCAGCAGTAAAAATACCTATGATGAATATAGCTGCTAAGGCTAAGAGCTTTGTGCCGGGTCAAGTATTATCAGGATGGTCAAAGCCAATATCAGACACTATTACATACAAGCCATTCCCTAAATATGATGTTAGAGTAATTAAAGCAGGTATCGGGTATAACGATGGTGAAAATGTATTGCAGAAAAATGGATTTAGAGTTAGTAATTATGTTTATAACGTTAGTGGAGCAGGTCGAATATATGAGACAGCAGGTAGATTAAATCCACAAGGCCGAGCACCATTTACATCTATTCATGCTGAGGGTGCTGGTGTTGTAGCTTATAAAGATACTAGGGGTAGAAGTAAGGCAAGAGCTACTGACTCTTATGACTCTAATAATCCATTTGCCGGGTATCAATTTGTTACCGCTATGGGTGGGCTAACAAGTCAAACAAGATTTAAAGGTCAAGTTGGTGGTGCAAGCCGTAAAACTAAAGGTCGCTTAATTTTCAAAGCGTGGGCGCAAGATAACGCTAAAGTTTATACAGCGATGATAGATGCAATTAACAGCACCGCAATCAAGTTTAATAAATCTACCGAGATTAAAAAGAAGGTGGCATAGTGGCAAATGTAGTCCTCTCGGCTATTGCTACTTTTAATGGCAAGGCTCTTACCAAAGGTCAGAAGCAAATCAAATCCTTTGAGAAAAGCGTCAAGAGTTTAGGCAGGACATTTGGTTTAGCATTTACAGCTGCAGGTATTGTTAATTTTAGCAAGAAGGCAATTAGCGCATTTATTAAAGATGAAGCTGCCGCTAAAGCATTAGAGATGCAGTTAAAGAATACGGGCTACGCATTCTCAGCACCAGATGTTGAATACTACATTGCTAACCTTCAAAAGATGTATGGCGTATTAGATGATCAACTTCGACCAGCATTTCAGACTTTACTTACAGCTAGTGGATCTATAACCAAAAGCCAAAAGGCTTTAGCAATTGCCCTTGATATCAGCGCAGCAACCGGTAAAAGTGTTGAGGAAGTAAGCGCAGCAATAGCAAAAGGTTATACAGGTCAAACCACAGCCCTAGCAAGATTAGGTGCAGGTATTGACAAAACCACTTTAGCAAGTGGCGATATGAATTTGATTTTAGATGAAGCAAGTAGAAAATTCTCTGGACAAGCCCTAGCAAGATTACAAACCTATGCTGGCAAGATGGATCAATTAAAGGTAGCTGCTAATAATGCTAGTGAGATTATAGGTAAAGATTTATTAGACTCTTTAAGTAGGTTAAGTAATGATAATAGTTTAAAAGGATTTTCAGGATTGATAGAAGGATTAGCCTTAAAACTAGCATCTATAGATAAAGCTGTGTTTAACTTTGTAGGCAATATGCTAGGCATAAAACAAAAGACTAACAACTTTACTTACAGTTTAGGCACAGGTGCTAATACTGAATTAGC